AGATCATCGACGAAATCAAAGAACTTGTTCTCTGGACACATCATGGGAGCTGGATTCACTCTATTCTTGATGACGGATATCTCCTTCAGGAAATAACATAGTGACACTTTTAGTCTCTCCCATACCAACTGGTTGTTGAAGGATAAGGTCATGCATGGTGAGTTTGTGATGTATGCAGAGCTTTGGTGCATGAGTGAGTAATTCTCCATTGAGAATGATCTGGCAACACCAGGAGTCAGTGCTTTCATCAGAATTTTCGTCTTGACCTCATCGATCGTCGTTGACGTCATGTATAACATTTCGGGTCTGTCATTGATGCTATTCTTTAGTGAATAAATGCCAAGCTTATCAGTCATCTTCTTCCGGAATACGTTATACTTCCTATTAGCTCCTATGATGAGCTGCAAACTGTGTGACATGCCTATGACATCATCAATTTCCCCTCCAATGAATTCGTTTAGGACTCGCTCTGTTAACTGGGAGCTCCGACTGTTCCTCATATGTCTAGTCCACGTGTAATCGAAACCCAGCTTGGTACCAACTATGGGCTGAGTCCAGATGTACTTCATGGTGGAATGATGGTCGTGTTCAATAATTCTGGACTTCATTTCATTCCAATATTCATCTGGCAGGTACAGGTAGCCTAAGCATTCATAATGTTGCAAAGCACAGGATAGTTCAATCACCTTGCCAATTTCAATTGTGCCACCATTCTCAACATATGATGATATCAAATTGTGATCTAGTCTCTGCCTCTCTACCAAGCTTCTAGAAGTTGAACCAATCACTGCAGCAAATGAGAACTTTGTGGGGATTGATAGTATGGTATTCTTGAATGTCCACGATGAATTAAACTCCTCGATGTTGCTAAACACAAAACGTGTGGACTTCTCCAAGGACATCTTAGCACACATGAGTGGATAAGACTCACTAAGTGTCTGCGAAACCCAACACAGAGTTGTCTTAATCTTTGCATGTGTTCTTGGTTCTGGATCAGTATCAAAGAACACTGTGATTATCATGGATGCATCATCGGATGAGCACTTTGTGGTGATCACAACATCTTTGATGTCCTTGAAAGATCTCAACATCATTTCAAACAGCTTCTTGAACATCAACATATGACCAGCATGAATGATGGTGCTAACATAGTGGAGAATTCCCTGCATGAAGTTAGACAGGTTCTTAACGTAGACAGACATACCATTGTTCAGATCACCACCGGCTTCACTGAGGAATTGTTCCTTCAGTTCATTCATTGAATCTTCGAATGATCGTTCATGAGGCTTTTGCAAGTACTTCTTCATCAGGTTGGCTGGCAGTTCATGACGCTTATTCGTGACTAAGTTCAATATACCTCTAACAACATTCGACATCTCTGGCCATGCTCTAGTCAAGACAGCAAAAGTATTTCCAAAAGCAGGCATCACAAAGTTTTGACACCAGGTTGCACAGTCGATGGACTCTGATAAGGTCATTGTGGTTAGACC